GCCGCGGTCGCCCGCGGCCCCCACACTGGTTTCAAGGCACAGTGACTACTACGTCACCGCGCTCTTGTTGTTGACGTTGACGATTCGGCCGTTCGCCTTCTCGGCCAGAACCTCCAGCGTGCACTCCCCGACCACGTAACCGGCAACCGAGTCACCGCGCTTGCCGATCAGTTCGTGATGAACCGGTCGGAGCCACGCGATGCGGTTGATCGCACGCGACAGGAAGAACATCTGGCCACCGGTCGCGGTCGCCGAAGCGGTCGCGGTGGTGGTGTTGGTGGACTCGGGAACCCACCGGTCGAGGACGATCTGGATCAGACCGAAGTCCGAATCGTAGAAGTCGATCGCACCGACGAGCTTCTTGTCCACCGCGGCGATGTTGCGGGCGTGCGGAGTGCCAGCCGCGCTACCGGGGACGGTGAACGCGGAGACCTGACGCTTGACCTTCGGCGACACGTACACCTGCTCGGGGTTTCCACCCTGCGAGTAGATGCTGTTCAGCATGTCGTTGAAGTCGCCCACGGCCACGATACCGTCGTGACCGGTATCGCCGAGGGTGCCACCGTTCGCGCCCGCGAGGGCCGTGTTGGTGGCGATGAAGGACTGGAGACCACGCATGACGCGCGCGGCACCGGAAGCACCGGTGCTCGTGGTCAGGTTGCCGAAGCAGAGACGCTCCAGCTTGATTGCCAGTTCCTTGCCAGCCTTCTGGACCTCGTACGCATACTGGTCCGCGAAACCGGCGGTATCCACGGCGCGCTGCGACTCCGACAGACCGATGTCCTTGCGGAGAATCATCGTCACGTTGAAGACGCGTGCGGGCGTGGTGGTGGAATCCAGCGACCAGTCGGAACCTTCGATGGCACCGGTCAGAGCGTTGGGCTCGGTACCGATGGCCGCGAGGCTGTCCTGAAGCCACTGGTGGTAAATGTGCCTACAACCAACCTTCGGAGCCTGCGACACGAACGGCGTATCGTAGGGCGAGATGTTGGTGATCTGTTCGAGCAGGTCTTCCTTCGCGACGCCGGACTTGAGGTCCGAGCCATCGAAGGCATAGGCACCGAAGTTGAAAGTCGCACTACCCGGCATGGGTGTGTTCCTCGCCTCTCAGGAGGCATTCGGTACTACGTTGATCTGTGAACTCCTCTCTAGCCTTGCGGCCCGAAGAGTTCGGGGGGAAGGAAGCGACCGATGACGGCCTGACGCCAACGCATCGCAGCGGGGCTACCGGGGGCATCGCCCTCGCGGCGCATTCCAGCGGCCAATGAGTTGATGTCGTCCTGTGAAGGTCCGGTGATGCCCGGAGTCTCCACAGAAGACGCGCCACCAGCGGAGCCGTGCACGATCCCGGCGTCTTTCAACGCCTGATCGCGAAGCTCCTTACGGACTTGCTCACGAGCGGAGAGGTCTTCCTCTTTCTTCTCCGCTTCCGCACGGGTCATGCCGCCCGCGGGGGCGACACCACTGCGCGCCTTCGTGAACTCGGTGTAGCCGAGTTCCGCCGCGCGCTGCTCCCGTCCCTGTGCACGGAGTGCCGATATGGCCTCCACGAGCAAGGGGTTCGACCTCAAGAAGAGGTTGAACTCGTCGTCGGCGACGTGCTGGCTGTCAGGATATTTGTCCGCCATGTAGGCGTTGACAGCTTCCCACTTCGTCGATTCAGCGTTGCGAGCGTGTTCGTCACGCTCACGCTGTTCCGCCGCAACCGCGAGGGCCTGTTCACGGGCGACATCACGATTCGCCTCTGCGAACTCCTTCGCGCTCTCTCCGTCGAAACCATTGTCGTTCACCTTCGACAGCACCTTGTCGAGGCGAGCCTGAGCCGCTTCGAGTCCCGGTCGTGAAGTCGGGACGAAGGGCTTGGCCGGAGCCGCAGCGGGGACTGCCGCGGGCGGGGCGGCGATGACAGACGATGCAGGCGTGACGGTCAGACGAGCTTCCGCCTGTTCCGCGCGCTGCAACGCAGTCTTCGCCATGTTTGCGAGATGGCCCGCACCCTTCAACGCCTCTTCGAGCGTGGCGTACTTGCCCATGTACTTCCCGTTCGTGTCCTTGAGGGACTCGAACAGGGCGAGCACGTTCTTCGCCGCTTCGTCGTTGGTGGAGGTAACGTCCGTCTTGGCCGGGGCAGCAGGGGCAGGCGCGCTCGCAGCGGGGGCGGGTTGTCCGTCCTTCACTGGAGCCGCAGGCGCAGATGCCGGGGCCGGTGCTCCCTCCGTCTTCGCGGGTTGTCCGCTTGCCGGGGGTGTGTACTTGACGCCGCGTTCCGCGAGGAACTCGGCGATCTGTTCGTCGGTTGCGCCGTCCTTCTTCGCCTTCTCGGCGATGATGACGGCTGCCTGCTCGGGCGACGGGGGACTGCCATGCCGCCAACCTTGCACGGACATGGGTTCGATGACTTCCCTCTGCACGAGGGTCGCCGCGAGCTTCTTCGTCAGCGCGATTTCCGCCTGACTTCTTCCGATCTCACCAGACATCGTTGTCTCCTTGCCGGGTCGTCCGGTCGGTAGACGTTGAAACTACTTCCGCTTCCGGCGAGTTCCGGCTAGCGGGTTCTTGCGCTCGGAGCCGCTGACATACGTGCCACCGTGGGCGGCCTCGTTGCGCTTCTCCGACATGAAGATGGCCTTCTCCTGAGCACTGCCGTGCTCCACGATTGGGCCGTTGGGGCCGCCGCTGTGCAGCTTGCCCGCCTTTCCTTTCTTGAAAACTTCGCTCGAAGGCATGTCACATCTCCGTCTCGATCAGGTAGGGTTTCTCCTTCCTGATCCGGTTCGCCCCCGTGCGACGGCGCTGTGCGAGCGCCCTCGTCGCGTTGGCAGTTGCCTGTCCCTGCATCGGACCCTTGATCTCCTTCGAGGCCATGTCCGCGAGGTCCTCGGCGATCGTCGCTGCCCTCTCGGACTGCGCGACGGCCGGGTTCGGTCGCTTACGAATCGTTCCCACTAGAAGTCCTCCAGAGGATTGTATTCCTCCGGTGTTGCCTTCTGGTCCACGCCGACCACGGGTCGGACGCGACCCTGCTGGCGGCGAAGCTCGTACTGTTTCTCCGGCACCATCTCGGCCATCGAGTCGTGGATGCGCTCGAAGTTGGCCTCGTGGATCGCCGCGGAGAAGAACTTGAGGAGTCCCTCGATCGCGCAGACTCCCCCGGCGAGGAAATCGTCGGGATAATCGTCCTTGCGACGTTGCGAGCGGTCGAGCCAGAGCGCGTGCATGCTGTCGCGCACGCTAGAGAGGTACGGCTTGAATGCGCCTTCGTACGCGGGCGACGTGAGCACGAACTCGATCATGCCGAGTTCCTGTTCGGTCAGCCGCCGCGCGTCGAAGAACTGTCTGAGGTCGTTGGCCATCGGCCGCCGCCTTTCTTACGCTGCCATCTGCGGCAGGCTATGCGCGAGGTTAGGCGGGGACAACATGCCCTGCGCCGAACCAGCGGGCTGTCCGGGCAACTGCTGGAGCCCGAGTTGCGCGAGCGCGCCCATGCCCGCGCCACCCGGACCGGCGATCTGACCAGAGGTCGGAATGTTGCCGATCAGGGACTCGGGAGTCATGTTCGCACTGCCACCCCGCCCGCTCAAGAGCATCCCCTCGTTCATGGTGAGGAGTTGCTTGAGCCGCGGGTCCTGCGCGAAGATTTCGTTGATGTTGTGCACGTCGAACGCCCGGAAGATCGAGCGCCAGAAGTTCACGACGTTGATTTGGCCCATGACGGCCTGACCCATCGCCCCGTTCATGGCCTGCAAGAGCGAGCCGAGGGACTGCTGCTGCATTCCCTTCGAGAGTCCGACCGACGCCCCGAGCGCCCTCGCCGCGTAGTTCGGCGTGAGATCGTAGCCTTGCAGTCGCTCGCGCGACATCGGGATCGGCGTCTGCGTGATCGGGTCGAGCAGGGCTCCGTCGCCAAGCACGAGCACTTCGACGGGAAGTTCGAGGAACTGCTTGTCGAGCGCGACGAACATGTTCGCCATCGGTTCGAGCAGCATCTCCTCGTAGATGCGCGACTCCAAGAGGAGTCGGGTGCCCGCGGCCTCGCGCCTGCCCACGAACTCGCGCGCCGTCTGGCGGCTGTCCGCGGACTGGAGACCTGCCACGGCGTCGTCCATGATGCCGGTGCCCATGTTGCCGAGCATTCGCATCTGCGCGATCTTCGAGTCGGCGATGGTCAGGCCCTCCACGTTCTGCTGGATGGGCTGAATCATCGAGTTCGGATCGCCGTTCACCGGGATGAACTTGCCCGGTCGAGCGTAGAGGTTCTTCGTGACGAGACCGGCCGCGCGGTTGTAGAACCACATCGGGTCGATGAGCAAGTCTGCCGCATCGAGCGACTGGTTCAGGTACCGGTTGGCGACGATCTGAATCTTCTCGATGACCTCGGCCTTGCCGGGAGCATAGAAGTAGTGCATGTCCGGCGTCGGCGTGAAGGCGACGAACGGGAGCATACCGTGGTTGTACGGGTTCGGGCGATTCCGCAGCAGGTAGCGACGGTTGGCCACGGTGATGACCCGCTGGAGCACGCCGTCGGGAGCGTACTCGCTCGGGACGGTGCCCCACATCTCCAGAATCTCGATCGGGCGGCTGTACTTGTCCATGAAACGCGCCGTCTCATCATCCATACCGGTGCGAACCTGAAAGCGCCGAATGGACGTGCTGACAAACGCGTTGCCCGAGCCGACCGAACCCTCATTTTCCAAACGCCGCAGTTCGGACTTGTCGAACGCGCCGATGGAGGCGAGGTAACGGATGTCGTCGAGGTCGAGAAAGTAGCGGCGGACCACCCACTTCATCTTCTGGAGACGCGAGACGGTGGGCTGCGGGAAGAAGTCGAGCAGGTCCACGAGCATCGACTCGGGACCGTCGAACATGACGACCGGCTGCTTCTTGATGTGCCGGACGATCCTGCCGGAGAGCGGAGCGCGATCGACGTACTCGACCACGCGCATCGGCACGTCCTTCTTCCAGCCGATCTGCATGACCGCGACTCCGTAGAGGTCCGCGGACACGACGGCGTCCACCTGCTTGAGGAAGCACTGGTCGTCCTTCATCTGCGCCGAGATGAGGGCCTCGCGCGTGCGCGCGATGGCCATGTCGTCGGGGCCGTAGCCGAGGAACGACACGACGGGGTAGTCGGCGAGGGACGTGGCCACCTTGCGGGCGGCATCGGCCCAAATCGCCGAGAAGATCAGGGGGATGTGGACGTTGTTCTTGTGCGGGTGGAAGCGACCCGACCAGTTGCCGCGCCACAGGTCGTACAGCCGCGGCCACTTGGCGCGAATGCCCCAAAAGTGTCGCTCGCTGTACTGCATGTGATCGACGACCATGTTGCAGAGTTGCTCGCGGAACGCGGGTCCCGTGAGCCTCTGGAAGGTCTGATCGTAGTAGACGGCGGTGCTGCTCATGAGGAGGACTCCAGCCCCGCTTTGCGGAGCCAATCGGGGAGGTCGATGGTGAGGAACGTCGTCATGACGTGCAGTCCGCCGTGCTCGCACGCGTACCGGAACAGGTCGCGGGTAAGTTGCACGTCGTCTGCGCAGTAGTTGAAGAGTTGCGCCCACCGACCTTTCGACGCGAGTTCCTTCGCGTGCGAGCCGTGGTTGATCTTGCCGCGCCCGATGTTCTTCTTGCAGACACGATCGAGCGTGCAGTCACCTTTGCTGCCGACGAGCCCTCGAAGGGCTCCGGCCGCGGCGACCTCATGGTAGAGATCGACGTGACTTCTCAGAGCAAGTCGTCGCCCAACGAGTCCTTCCACCACCGGTACGTCGAATGCGGCGCTGGAGTAACCAACGACGACATCGGCGAGTTCGAGATGGCGGGCTGCGGCTTGCATGGTGAAGTCATCGTAGAAGTGGAGCCAGCGGTCCTGCGAATCCCAAATCGCGAGCGAAGACACTCCACCCTCGCCTCGCCGCAGAGCATCCCAACCAATCTCATGCATGCAATCAGGATTGTGGCCGCACGGACAGAGGTCTTCGGCATGCTTGCGGGTCTCCAAGTCGAAGTAGATGATGCGCACGAGGCGTTCCTTTCGGAGAAATCAAATGGCGCGCGGAGGAGTCACCTGCCACGGGGGACGAACCCGCTACCGTTCGTGCTGCGCTGCAACGCAGACGCGGACGCGCGCCCTGCACGGCATGCCTGCCGTGCAAGCTGATTTAGTGGTTGAGCGCCTCGAAGCTGTTGGCGATGGTGACAAAGCGGACGCCGAAGTCGTTGATGTACAGCATCGCACCGTTCTCCAGCACGAACTTGTGGTACGTTCCGGCCGGGAGACCCACGATCTCGTGGGAGAGCGCCCTGAACTGCTCTTGGATGCCGGTCCCGAGAATCTTCACGTAGATGACTTTCAACATTGGTTCACTCCTGCCGCATGTAGCGGCGATCCCCTCGGGCGATGGCGGCAGCCTCTTCGGGGAGGCGCTCTGCGATGGGCTGCGAAACATCAAACCGTCCAATATCGTAAGAAGTGTAGCCTCCGAGTCGGACAGTAACGGGGACATGATAAAAAATGGTGAGGGTGGCGGGATGACCCCCCGGCTTCTCACGGGCGTCGATGTTCATGAAGATTGAGGCGCCACCGGAAGACACCATGGCGCGAACGTTCGTGATCCCGTTCCGATTGATCGAAGTGATCGGCGAAGTGTTGAAACCCGTGCTCATTGGCTGCGGGTTCTCCTCCAAGTGCTGAGTGACGCCTTGGAAGTCCGCCGTCTCCAGCGTGCTGCCTATGCAAGCGTTGTCGCAAGAAAAAACTTGAAACCCATCGAGGTTAGGCGTGAAACTCCACGCGCTGATGAAGTAGGTGAAGAGGATCGAGTCGATGATCGCGTTGGCTGGCAGGCCGGTCACCGCGTCTCGCGTGTCGAAGAAGAAGTAGCCCTCACCGATGATGGTCTGGACCGAGTCGGAAGCGGAGAGGACAACGT